CTTACAGAAGCAGAACAGGCAGCAGTGGATGCACACGGCTTGTTTGACTTGAGCACATTCTTGCCAAAGCGTCCAGGCGATGTGGAATTGAAAGTTATCAAAGAGATGTTTGAAGCATCTGTTGATGGCCAACCTTACGACACAGAGCGTTGGGGTCAATACTTCCGCCCTGCAGGTGTTAACGCACCCGGCGGCTCTACAGGTGATACAGAAACTGCCGCACCAGCTACAGCTAACTTTGGTCAAATGACCACAGCGGCTCCAGTGGCAAAAGCTCCAGTGGCAGAAACCCCTGCCTGGGAAGACGAACCAGCCGAAGCGGCAGCACCAGTTGCTAAGCCAGCGGCCAGCGGTAATGCCCAAGACATCTTGGCAATGATCAGAGCTCGTCAAAAGCAATAATCATCAAAAACTACACACAGAGGCAACTCTGTGTGTCTCTCTATCTATAAGGTGAATTATGGGAAAACCATTTGACGTAAGCAAGTTCCGTAAGGAAATTACAAAAAGCATTGACGGCCTTTCAATTGGCTTCAACGATCCAACAGATTGGATCTCCACAGGCAACTATGCCTTAAACTATTTGATCAGCGGAGACTTTAACCGTGGCATTCCACTTGGCAAGGTCACTGTATTTGCTGGTGACTCTGGTGCAGGTAAATCGTATATCTGTTCCGGTAACATTGTTAAACACGCACAAGAGCAAGGTATCTTTGTTGTTCTAATCGACTCAGAAAACGCTCTTGACGAAGACTGGCTCAAAGCACTTGGTGTTGATACAGGTCCAGAAAAATTGCTCAAATTGAGCATGGCCATGATTGATGACGTAGCAAAGACTATTTCAACATTCATGAGCGACTATAAAGCTCTGCCCGACGGAGAACGGCCAAAGGTTCTTTTTGTTATCGACTCTTTGGGAATGTTACTGACACCTACGGACATCAACCAGTTTGATAGCGGTGATCTTAAAGGCGACTTGGGTAGAAAACCCAAAGCTCTCACTGCCCTAGTACGGAACTGTGTAAACATGTTTGGTAGCTATAACGTCGGCCTCGTATGTACTAACCACACATACGCAAGTCAGGACATGTTTGATCCAGACGATAAGATTAGCGGCGGGCAGGGCTTTATCTATGCATCATCTATCGTGGTTGCTATGAAGAAGATGAAACTCAAAGAGGACGAAGACGGTAACAAAGTCTCGGAAGTAAACGGTATTCGTGCAGGCTGTAAAGTTATGAAAACACGCTATGCTAAACCTTTTGAAGGTGTACAAGTTAAGATTCCTTATACAACAGGTATGAGTCCTTACTCGGGATTGGTCGATTTGATTGAGAAAAAGAACTTGCTCAAGCGTGAAGGCAACAGCTTGGTGTTTACCACAAGTGATGGTGAAATTATCAAGAAGTTCCGCAAAGCGTGGGAAAAGAATGATGACAGTTGCCTTGACCGAGTTATGGCTGACTTTAAAAATCAGAAGGAAGAGGTAACTACAGTTGAGGAGGATGCTGAATGAGCGAACAAATAGCAGCAGAAATTTGGGGCGAACTCAAACGTTATGTAAACACAGTTGATAGAGCAGAAGCCGCAGAGACTGTGATTCAAATTCTAATGGATAACGATTCAGATGTAGAAGACATCCGTAGTGCATTTAAAGGAGACAGCGACATCAAACGTGCGTTGACTTCCTATTTGGATGACGACAAGGACTATACAGAGGATGATGTAGAATCTGAAGAAGACGAAGACTTTGACGATTTCGAAGACGAAGACTGGGAAAACTAAATGTGGTACAGCCGCATAGTTGCTAATCTTGGAGATATTCCTGACTTTATAGCTCACTATGAACGTGAGCTAGATGATGCTAGGAAAGAATGCAAGATTGGCGGTTTGATCGAACGTGCGATCAAAGAACTACCTGGGCATACAGAGCACCGTTTTAATCAACTACAAGAGATTGAAGCGGTGCTCAATTACCTTAACATCCAATTGCGTAAAATTCGACGCAAACACTTTCAAAAGTATTTAGAGGGCTATGCTCGTGCCCTAACTAGTCGTGATGCTGAAAAGTATGTAGACGGCGAAGATGAAGTTATTGATTACGAAACAATCATTAACGAAGTAGCATATCTGCGTAATCGTTGGTTAGGTATCATGAAAGGCCTAGACACTAAGCAGTGGCAAATGGGTCACGTGGTCCGACTAAGAACTGCAGGCATGGAAGACATCCAGGTGTAAATACCTGCATGGATATAGTACTTGTAACAGGCGGTTTCGATCCGCTACATTCTGGGCACCTTGCCTATTTCCGCACAGCGGCCAAATTGGGCCATAAGCTATACGTCGGTTTAAACAGCGACGAATGGCTAACACGCAAAAAAGGTCGGGCGTTTATGCCGCTTGACGAAAGACGTGCTATTGTTGGATCACTTAAAGATGTATATGCTACTATCACATATGATGATAGCGATGGATCTAGTTGTGAAGCAATCCAACAAATTTTAGATATAATTGGACCCGGTGATCGGGTAATATTTGCAAATGGCGGTGATCGCACTAGGGAAAACATTCCTGAAATGCGTATCACTGATCCTCGTGTGCATTTCATGTTCGGCGTTGGCGGCGAGAACAAAATGAATTCAAGCAGTTGGATCCTTGAAGAATGGAAATCGCCTAAAACAGTTCGAACATGGGGATATTACAGAGTGTTACACAATGTTCCAGGAATGAAAGTAAAGGAACTAACTGTTAACCCAGGACAATCTCTTAGTATGCAACGACATGCTGATCGTTCAGAGTATTGGATTGTAAGCGAAGGTCGTTGTGTAGTAAACTCAATGATGCCTAATGGATATTTGCTACCAAGCAAAGAACTTGGCATACATGGTGAAGTTGAAATTCCCAAAGGTGAATGGCATCAGTTGATGAATCCATATGACGAGCCTTGTCGTGTAGTAGAAATACAGTACGGAGATCGTTGCGAAGAAGAGGATATTGAACGCCAATGAAGCCAATTCCTATTTTTATTGGGTATGACCCACGTGAAGCAATTGCCTATCACACTTGTGCCAATTCGATTATTAGACATGCGTCAAAGCCTGTTGCAATAATCCCGCTAGCATTAAATCTATTTGAAGATTACGAAGAAACACACACTGATGGTAGTAATCAGTTTATCTACAGTCGTTTCCTTGTACCACACCTAATGAACTTCACTGGGTGGGCAATTTTCATTGATGGTGATATGATTGTGCGTGATGACATTGTCAAGCTATGGGAATTGCAAGATCCGTACAAAGACGTACTGGTTGTCAAGCACGACTACAAAACCAAGATGCCAGTAAAGTATCTTGGGGCAAAGAACGAAGATTATCCACGTAAGAATTGGTCCAGCGTTATATTGTGGAACTGTGGCAGCTTTCCTAACCGCAAGCTAATGCCGCAGTTTATACAAAAATCTACAGGGGCTGAGTTACATCGCTTTACCTGGTTAGAAGATGAACGAGTTGGCGAATTGCCACGTGAATGGAATTGGTTGCCTGATGAATACGGGCCAAACCCCGACGCCAAGCTCTTGCACTATACCTTGGGTACTCCATGCTTCCATGAGTTTGCTACTACTCCGCAAGGTGAAGAGTGGCATAAAGAACGCATACTAACTGATTACTGTTTACAAAGAGATTTATGAACGAAGAAATAACATCGTTGCCGCCAGAAGTTGAAAACTTGTTTAGAGACATTTTAAAATACAGAGTAGATCCCGATGGTGATTGCTACGGATGTAATATCGATGCAATCGTTGAGAAACTAAAAACTATCGCAGCTGAGAATGTTGTTGCTATTGATAGTGACTATCGTTATGAAAGAAAAGGATACATGTACGATCCATTGTTACAGAGTTTTATACAAGGTGCCGGGGGCAGAATATCCTATTGGGAAAAAGAAGAAACTAACATGACTCCTATTGTGTTGCGTGGCATTACAAAACGTAAACAAATGGATGCTTGCCGTGCTATGGGTAGAGATTTCTTTTACATGGATACAGGATATTTCGGTAATGGCAAGAAAAAAATCTACCATCGTATTACAAAGAATGATGTACAAAAATTCGGACCTATTATTGAACGCCCTGGCGATCGATTGGAAGTTACTGGAGTAAAGCCACGCAAGGTACGTGTAGACGGTAGAAAGATTTTGTTAGCACCCCCAAGTCAGAAGCTGTTGAATTTGTATGATATTAATTTAGATACCTGGATGGCAGAAACTATGGCAGAGATTAAACGCCACACTGACAGAGAAATAGTAGTCCGGCTCAAACAAGGACGTAGTACTAGAGTAAACGACGATACTATGGAAATGGCTTTAAGCAACGACATTTATTGTTTGATAACTTACAGCAGTATTGCCGCCGGCGAAGCTTTGTTGTTTGGTAAACCAGCAATCACTCTAGGACCTAATGCAGCCGCTGCTCTTTGCACACAAAACATTAGTGAAATTGAAGGATTAAAAGTACCTAGCCTTGACGAAGTTGAAGCATGGGCAAGACACATCGCATACTGCCAGTTTACAGAAGCAGAAATGCGTAACGGAACAGCGTGGCGTATATTAAATGCTTGATTGCGTTGTTTATGTTAGTAGTGTGGCAAATCCGCACAAGCATCCACGCAAGATTGCTTGTCTGGAAAATTTTGCCGCTGGAGTACAAGCTACCGGCCACGGAGTTCATGTTGAGTGGACACACAAGTACACTCCAAGTAAACTAGCAGTGATGCTAGGATGGGCAACAACAAACACAGGCGGCCCTAACATTGCGTTACGCAAAGAAATTATTAGAGAACAACAACGACTTGGGCAACACACGATGTGTATCGACGCAAGTTGTTGGAAATATCTTGATGATACAGGAACGTACCTACGCTATAGTTTAGGTGGTCCGTTCTATGATCGTGCAGAGTACGCTAATCACAACAGCACCAGTGCAAAATGGCAAGAGATTAGTAATAGATTAAACATAAGTCTAAAGCCTCCACGCACAGGTCCTAACATATTGATCTGTATGCAACGTGACGGCGGCTTTGCAATGAAGACACTGGACCCTATACAGTGGGCAAGTGACAAGATAACAGAGATTAGAAAATACACACAGAGACCAATTGTAATACGTCCTCATCCAGGATCGTATAACATGCCGGACTTTGATCGATTCAAACGTATGCAACATGTGTCTGTAATAGATCCAAAACAATCTAAACTAATAGACAACTTACGCACCGCACATAGTGTTATTGTATTCAATAGTTCGGCAGCAGTAGCGGCAGTATGCGAAGGTGTATCAGTGTTTGCTGATGATTCAAGTTGTGTTGCTTGGGACGTAGCAAATAAAAATATTGCTGACATAGAACAACCTAAACAGTTTAGCAGAGATAGATGGGTATGGGATTTATCTGCTGCCCACTGGAATGACGATGATGGACGCAGCGGCAGGATCTGGAAAAAATTCCTGCCTTACTTAAATTAAATTTTTTCAACAGTTATATCATAATTGTGACCTATGATCCCTGGCCACTTGTGACTTTTATCAAATACTGTAACGTACTCGGAGATAATTTTTATCTGCATGTTTTCTAAAATCTTCTCTCTCCACCATTCAGGAGACTCCACAATCAAGTGAGCATTCCTACCATCGGGTAATTGTTTCTTTGATGGATAACATGCAATCCTAAACCATCCTGCTGTTTGCATTTTATTTGAAATTAGTTTAAGAGTAGTTGATAAATTTTCTGGCTCTATATGCTCTAGTACATCTGCACTGACTATAGCATCAAAATCTCTCTCAGGAATTTGTCCATAAACACTTGATCCTGGATCGTATCCGTATACATTCATGTTAGGATATGTTTCGGCAATTGCATTAACTAATGCACCGTGGCCGCAACCAAAATCTAGTATGCTAGTTGGATTGTATTTTTCTAAAAAAGGAACAATTTTTTTTAACATCTTGTGCCCTCTTACAAACCTTCCAGTACTGTGCATTTCCAGCAGTTGATCTTTATATTCTGTGTTAATGATACTCATATTAATAAATTGTTTCTACGTAAGAATACTTACCAACCCAAGTTTCTGGAATATCTTTCCAAGAACCAGAAAGCTGATCGTCGACCCATCTGGGATAGTGTTCTCTATCCTTAAACCACCAAAACAGATCGCCCTGGGCCCAATTCTGGAATTGCTGTTTAAAAAATTCTCTAGTTCTAGGCACAGCAAAGTAGGATGTGTCATAAATTGCTTTTTTGGCTTTTGCCCTGCGTTGATAGTTTAGTGTTATCAAACAGTCAGCATCGGGGATAGTATGCAATACCTGGCTGCAAATAACACCGTCAAACTTCATATCGTTAGGTGGTGGTGTAGCAAACTCTGGAACGCAAGGATCGTATTTGTAAACAGTAACACCTAGCCAATCATCTAAGGTTTGTCTTTGTTCTTCACTTTCATAAGGCAACAGTTGTACATACTGCTCGCCTTTGCCGCAACCATAATCTAAAATAGTTTTTGCTTGATAGTGATCTACTAGGTCTTTGATTTGCTTTTGGTACTTGACTGTGTCTAGTCCTGCCCAACTTTTGTTTTCGGCTTGGAACTTAGCACCTTGTTCAACAGACTCTTGATAGTAAGAACTTACCATCCCATAATCCAATCATCTTTTACTTGATCCAGTCTAACCATTCCCCAAGACTTCAACAACTCAACTGCGGCATGTTGTCCGTATTGATCTGCGTAAGCATCGTGAGGTTTTTGTTCTAATACAATTATGGGTCGATAGGTTTTGATTGTTTGTTCCCCGCCTTGGATAACACGATATTCAAAACCTTCGCAATCAATTTTAATGTAGTCAACGTTGTCTAGGTTCATGTTATCAAGTCTTACAACCATAGTATCACCTTGCCCAATTTTAGAAGGATCAATATGTGTATGTCCTGTGTTGCCTTCTGTAATTTTCATAGTGACCATAGTGTCTTGGTCACCTAAAGCCATTGGACTTATAAAAAAGTTCTTGCCAGTAACGTTCTTTTGTAAACATTCTCTAAACATAGGCACAGGTTCAAACGCAACAACACGCTCAAAGTTTTTAATTAGGTCTCTTGACCATAAACCTACGTTTGCACCAATATCTAATGCTGTTCGTCTTTGTTTTGTGTAGTTAAGACTTCTAAGTCTTGCAGGTTGCTGATATTCTGCAGGACCACCTTTAGCTAAGTTCTTAGAGATCATTTTTGGAAAATGATCCTCGCAATCTGGAAACCACCAACCGTGTGATTCAAACATGTTATTTCCTTACCGTTGTAATTTTTGCCAGTATGCTTCTGTGCGTGGTATTTTAAAATCCCTGCCCCAACTCTTACCAGTCTTTTTTCTATCGCCTTTAAGGTGGTCAAGATACACACCCCATTCGCAATTAACTAACGGGTGGCCTTCCCCGGTTAGTATGTGCCCTGTCCAATCTAACTCACGCAGATTGAACTGTTTTCTCACTGCATCAAACACAAAGCTGTCGTGCCATTCTTGCAATGTAAAAATTCCTTTTTCAGGATTGTCATAATAATCTTGAAACATTGCCAAAAACTTTCGAACTTCAGGAGAAGTTAAGTTCATAGCATACAGCCCACATTCAGTAAACTTTTGTCTGCGTCCCAAGAAGCACAAATCTTTGTTAGCAGGGATCAGTTGCTCGATCTTGCCAATAGATATAGGTTCGTGACACACCATGTCAGCATCCATCCAAACAAGATATTCTGTGTCGCAAAGTTTTGCTGCCGCACATATAGCATACACTTTGTGGCAGAATCTAATTGCGTCCCATTTGAATGCTTTTTTAGCATCTTTACGATCTGGATCTGGACCTTCCCCGTTTGCTCTAGGATCGCCCTTGTATTGGCGTTTAAAAGTTACCATTTCTGGGCTTGCAGTTGCAAGGTCGTAAAC